TGTATCAACCGATCAAACTTTAACGAAAGAACAACTAGATACTTTGAAAGCGTCTTTCAAGTCAGCGCAGCAGGGGTTGGAAAATGCGTGGAGAGTACTAGTTTTATACGGTGGATTAAAATATCAATCCGTAGCCAGCAATAACGATCAGGCTCAATTTTTAGAAACTCGCGGTTTTCAAGTTGAAGAAGTTTGCAGACACTTTAATGTAATGCCGATCATGGTTGGACATTCTGATAAAGCATCAACTTATGCATCAGCAGAACAGATGTTTCTTGCTCATGTTGTCCACACACTAGAACCGTGGTATGCTCGGCTGGAACAGGCATTTAATAAACAGTTGTTAACTAAGGAAGACCAAGAAGCCGGCTATTACACGAAATTTATAGATAATGGGTTGTTGCGCGGGAGCCATAAAGATAGGGCTGATTATTATACAAAAATGTTTAATATTGCTGCACTTAATCCAAATGAAATCAGAGCGATGGAAGAAATGAACCCATATGAGATGGGTTATCAATTCCGGGTTCCAATGAATACTGAAGAACCTGGCGCAGAGCCGGAGGAAGAAAATGGAGAATAAAAACTGCAATATTACTGAGCTAAAGTTTACCGATACAGAAACAAAAACCATGACATTTGAAGGATATGGGGCTGTTTTTGGTAATATTGATGCTTATGGCGATGTGATTAACGCTGGAGCGTTTACTGAGTCACTTGTCAACGCGAAATCAACCGGAAAAATGCCAAGCATGTTATTACAACATGGTGGTGTGACTGCTGAGGACATGACACCCATCGGTGTATGGGCTGATATGGCAGAAGATGGTCACGGGTTAAGAGTGAAAGGACAGCTTGCTGACACGACACGAGGCCGCGAATCCTACGAATTGCTGAAAATGGGCGCATTCAACGGCCTGTCTATTGGATATATTGTAAAAGAATTTGAAAAAAGAACACAACCTGAGGAACCAAGGCGCACATTGAAAAGCGTGGAACTTCTTGAGGTTAGTCTTGTGACTTTCCCTGCAAATCGGGAGGCACGAGTCCATAGCGTTAAATCGATAGACGAAATGGAATCAATTGCTGATATAGAGTTGAGCCTGCGTGATGCTGGTTATTCTCGAAAAGAAGCAAAAATATTAGTAGCAAAAATTAAAGACCAAACCCTGCGTGATGCAGACAAGGACTTAAAAGCTGCGTTAAATCAGAACATTAACTCAATTAGAGGAAAATAAGATGTCAGATATGACGGAAATTAAAGACCTTGTGGAAGATCAGGGTAAGGCATGGGAGGAGTTTAAAACAGCTAACGACTCTCGCCTAGAGGCTATTGAATCAAAAGGCTACGCGCCTGTTGATGTAGTGGAAAAAGTAGACAGGATCAACGAAGATTTAAATAAAATTGGTCACGATCTTGATGAACTTGCAAAGAAAGCAAATCGCCCAACGGCTCCAGATGGTAAAGATGGCATGACTGCCGACCAGGTAGAGCATAAGGCTGCTTTAGGAAAGTATTTAAGAACGGGGCAAGACCTTGGTTTGCACGAACTTGAAGCTAAGGCATTGATTTCAAACAGTGACCCAGATGGCGGATACCTGGTAGACGTTGAAATGGATAATCAGATTGACCGTATCGCAGGCACTATGTCTGCCTTACGTGGTGTGGCTAATGTTCGCTCTATAGGCAATGCAGCTTATTCAAAACTGGTTAAGACTCGTGGTATTTCTGGCGGTTGGTTGGAAGAGAACGGAACTTCATCAGAGTCCACTGAACAGCAGTTTAGCAAAGTGGAAATTAAAGCTGAAAAAGTCTATGCAGAACCCTGGATCACTAACGAGATGCTAGAAGACTCGTTCTACGATTTAGAGTCTGATATTATGATGGAAGCGGGTGTTACTTTTGCTGAAACTGAAGGGGCTGCTTTTATCACTGGTAACGGTGTCGGACAACCCCGAGGAATTGCAGCTTATGATACAGTTGCAAATGCGTCTTATGCATGGGGTAGTGTTGGATATATTGCTTCTGGTAAGTCAGGCGCGTTCACTTCATCTGCACCAGCAGACGCATTGATTAACTTACAGCACGGATTGAAAGCACAATACCGTCCAGGTGCAATATTCATGATGAATGATGCCACTTTGGCAACTGTACGACAATTTAAAGATGCTGCTGCAGGTTATTATTTGTGGCAACCCGATAGTACTGCCGGTTTTGGTGGTCGCCTCCTGGGTTCCCCTGTTGTAGTAGATGATAACCTGGCCGATGTTGCTGCAAACTCACTGTCTCTTGCTTATGGTAATTTTCAGCGAGGCTACACGATTGTAGACAGACGAGGTATCGCTGTTATTCGTGATAATGTCACCAAAAAAGGTGTAACTAAGTTCCACATCAGCAAGCGTGTTGGTGGGGGTATCACTAACTTTGAAGCTATTAAGCTTATGAAAATGGCTGCCAGCTAAGAGGATATTAAAATGCACGATTTACATAACAACATTAAGACTACAGTTGGTGTTGCTCCTGTTGCGGCAGGAACAACCGGTACGGGTCAAGTCGGTGGTATTATCGACACCCAGGGCTATGGTGGCGTTGAGTTCGTTATAGACTATGGCGCTATCACTTCATCTGCGGCCACTTTCACTGTTTTAGTAAAAGAAGGCGATGTGACCGGAACAATGACCAGCGTTGCTGATGCCAATTTACTTGGTACTGAAGCGCTCGCAGGCATTGGGGCGGCTGCAAGGGTTGATGGATCAACAGAAAACGTCAGTAAGCGTATTGGTTATAAAGGCGGTAAGCGTTATGCCCAATGTGGCGTTGTTAACACTGCTACAGCAGGAACTCCGATTGCTGTAACGGCTGTTCTGCATTCTCCGAATGTAGTGCCTACTGCTAACCCTTAATGGTTTACGGGCTTGTTGCTCACTCAACAAGCCGCCGGATAACGTAACCGGCATTTTTAATTTCTAGTGAGAGGAAAACTAATGAAATATACAAAAAAGCAATTTGAGTCGTTGCTTAATGAACAGGATTCAGATCCCGGCATAAAAGGGGTTACATCGGTTGCAAAATATGCTGCCGAAGAAGAGAAAATAGAAAAACCGGTTGATTTGTCGGCCAAAAAGAAAGGTATAATACCGGATCACGTTTCTATTTTAGGCTTAGGCCCGTCGTTGTCTGAATACACGAATATTACACGCAGATTAGGCAACAGGCATCGATTCAGTGATGAAACCTGGGTCATTAATGCGTTAGGCTCAATTATACAATGTGATCGCATTTTCCATATGGATGATGTCAGGATTCAGGAGATCAGGGCTGAATCACAACCTGAGTCGAATATAGCGGCAATGCTGGAATGGATGAAAACAACGGACATTCCTATTATTACCAGCAGGCCACATCCTGATTACAAAGCATTGGAACCATTTCCGTTAATTGAAGTGCTAAATAAATTTGATACTGGATATTTCAATAGTACAGCGGCTTATGCAGTGGCGTATGCAATATGGTTAGGTGTTAAAAAAATCAGTTTGTTTGGTGTCGATTTCACTTATCCTGATGCTCATGATGCCGAAAAGGGCAGGGCTTGTGTTGAATATTGGCTCGGCATGGCATCCGAAAGAGGTATCAGGTTGTCAATACCGAAAACATCAACGCTGCTGGATGCATTGCATACCCAGAGAGAGCGATTTTATGGATATGACACGTTAGATCTAGATATAACTCAAAACGAAGCGGGCATTATTAATGTTAAATTTACTGAGCGTGAAGATATACCGACAGCAGAAGATGTCGAGGACTCTTATAACCACAATAAACACCCTAATGCATTGGTGAGTCAAAATGTATAAAGTAATAAAATCTTTTCGCGGTTCTCCTGATGGATGTCGGGTTATTGATTTCGGTCAAGGTGAATCACTGGTTGAGAATACCAATTTCCCTGCTGATTTGATTGAAGTGGCACTGGCTGAGGGATGGGTTAAAGAAGTTAAACCCGCTGCAAAAAAACGAGCTGTTAAAAAATAATGCTTACATATAGTGATTTAAAAACACATCTGCGTATTGATCACGATGAAGATGATGATTACTTAACCCTGTTAATCGCAGCGGCTTATGAGTTTGTAGAAAATTATACCAGTCGGGTTATTCTACCGATATCTGAAACAGATGAACTTGATTGTTTTCCCGCACAAATAACACTTGAGAAAGTCACTGTTAACTCAGTTACCAGCATTACGTATTACGATACAGATGGCAATCAACAAACGCTGAGTAGTGATGATTATTATGTAAACCTACGCAATACATGGGCGACAATCGAGCTTGCAACAGATGCGGAATGGCCGGATACAAACGAAGAGCCTGAAAATATAGTCGTTACTTATTCGGTGGGCTATTCATCAATTCCGGATTCAATAGAACATGCTGTTAAATTAATTGCCGGATCCCTATATGAACAACGCGAGAATCATATAGTTGGAACGATAATTAGCAAAGTTCCAGTGTCAGCAGAGTATCTGCTGGATAATTATACGGTGTTAAATTTATGAGAGCTGGCCGTTTAAATAAATACGTTACTATTCAAGAACCAATCAGATTAACAAATGATTATGGCGAAGAAGAAATAAAGTGGATTGAGTTTAGTAAGGTTTGGGCAGGAGTATCACCATTAAGCGGCCGTGAATTTTTTAACATGCAGCAGGTAAACAATGCTAATATTATACGGGTAACAATTAGATATATTTCAAATATTAAAGATACATTCCGTATTTTATATGGTGATAGAATACTACCGATTAAACATATTATTGATAAGAATGAAAAACACACATATCAAGAGTTGATCTGTGAAGAAATCACATGATTGAAATACATTCTGATTTTGAGAAAATATCAAAAGAACTAAAAAAACTTGATGAAAAAACTCTTAAAAAGGCACTCCGATCCGGTTTGGTTTATGCGATCAAACCATTAAAGGCAACTTTGAAGGGGGAAGCCCCAGACGATCCAACAACAGCTTATTCGAGGATACGCGATTCAATAGGTCATAAACAGTTAAATGAACGAAAAAAAGCAAGGCTAGGGATTTCAATGGATCAAGTTGGAATATTTGTTGGTCCAGTAAGAAAAGTAAGAGGTAAAAGCTGGGGATTCCTTGCAAGATGGGCAGAAGGTGGAACAAGACCCCATGTTATAAAAGCAAAAAGTAACAGAGGATTTTTGAGATTTGGTGGGATATTTGCCAAAAAAATTAAACATCCTGGTGTAAAGCCAAATAGGTTTATACAAAGATCCATGGATAAGACAACATCAATGTTTCAGAGTAGATTTTATGATGGGTTATCAAGGTATTTAAATAAATATGGATCTTAGCAACATAATTAGCCATATAGAAACTGAATGTGCATCAATTAATCAGGTGATCCATGCTGAGGGTATCACTCGGCAAACTATAGACACCAGTTTAATAGTTTATGACCTACTAAAAGGGACTGTTTCAAATAGAGCTTATCCGTTGAAAATGCCAGACGAGCCGACGTTACCCTCGGTTGTTTATCAATTGGTATCGAGCAACAAAATAGGTATCGATCAGGTTGATATATTACAAACTGATTTATTTATAGTTTATTTTCATGTAAAAAATTACGATGATTTAATTGCTTTACGTGGCACTATCCGAACTGCATTCTTAGGTTATTCTCCGACTGATGAGGCTGGGGTAATTGAAATAACAGATGAGGCACTTGATTACATGCCGGATCAACAGGCTTATCGATGTGCAATGGAAGTCACAGTTACCGGAATAATAGGTGTTGATCAAAGTTCACCGGCCGTATTTGTTTATGAATCAAGTTCAAGTGCATATCCAGCGAATGAATTTCAGATTATACAAAACGTGTTGTACGACATATCATTTTTGATAGTTTGCAAACAAACAAACCTTGAGGCCACAAAAAATTGTCTGAAAACAAATTTATTAGGCTATCAGGAAACAGAATACTATAACCCCACTGAATATATAGGCGGTGAACGTCTTGATTGCACTGGGGATATTGTTGTATGGCGCGAGTCATATCAAACAAGCGTTCATCAGCGCGAAACTTAAATAAGAGGAATAATAGATGTCATTACTTTATAACAAACGTCTGCTGCTCGCTAAAGTCGAAAGTACCTACGGGGTAGATTCAACTCCTACAGGAACAGCAGACACGATTCAAACAATCGGCCTTGATATACAAACATTGCAGGGAAATCGAATTGACCGGGGAACTGACTCAGCGACGTTGGGCCAAGACAAATCAATATTAATCGGCCAGCATGTCGTGATAACATTTTCTGTTGAGTTATCAGGGTCAGGAACAGCGGGGGATGAACCTGCTTACGCTGTTTTGTTATTGGGCTGCGGATTTGAAGCAACAGACCAGACAACATATTGGGAATATACTCCAGTGTCAACAAGCTTTGATTCGCTTAGCATGTATTTTAATGTTGACGGTCAATTGCATATAGTACTAGGCGCTCGTGGTAATGTTGAATTTGTGATCAACAATGCTGGGCTGCCGGTTATGAATTTCACATTTACAGGATTATATTCGGAGCCTACAGATACAGCGCAGGCGACACCTGTTTATACTGGGTTTACTGATGCTATTCCGGTGAGTGAAACTAACACGCCAACATTTACAGTTCATGGTTATTCCGCTATTGCTGAGACATTTTCATGTAATATGAATAACGCTGTTAATCACAGAAATGTTGTTAATAGTGAAAGTGTTATTATTCAAGATCGTGCTCCATCCGGCACTCTCAAGTTCGATATGCCGACAATCGCAGCAAAGGATTTTTACGATATCATTGAGGCTGGAACTACTGGAGCTGTACAAGTTGTACATGGAATAACATCCGGCAATATCATTCAGGTCGATGCTCCAGCGGTTCAGTTAGAAACTTATGCTATGTCTGACTCAAGCGGAATCACTTCTGTAGATGTACAGGCACGATATACGTATTCATCTGGTAATGACGAGTTTAAGTTAACCACAAAATAAGGATCGAAATGAAAATAGCCAATATAGATACCATAAAGACAAGAATAAAAATTCAAGTGCCTGGTGACTTTGGTAAAAAAACAAATGAAACATTAGAACTGGAATGGAAAAAATTAGACATTCCAGAGGTTAAAGATATCTTCAAAAATATGACCGACGATCTCAATGATGAAAACGAGACAATTTTAAATCATCTGATAAACGTGAATGGTTTATTTAACGAAGATGGATCACCCGCTGAATACTCTCACGATGTCGGTGAATGGCTGTTAAGCAAAGAATATATTAGCGCACCGATTAAAGAAGACTTTTTTAAAACACAAGTCGGAAAAGAGGCATTAAAACAAAAAAACTAATCGATGCCGGTGCAGCATGGGTGACAGAAGGACGCACCGGCAAGATTAAGGAGAGCGAAAAGTCCTGGATTGTTGATGATGGATTTTCAGACTTTGAGCTATGGCCTGAAAATAAAGAGGCATTTGATATATTTGCTGCATGTCAAACTCAATGGCGTGTTATACCAATGAGTGGTTTACAGGGGCTTGATTATCATGCTGTTGAATCCGTCATTAGAATGAATAATCTTACAGAAAAAAACCCACAATTATTTAACAACATCAGACTTATCGAGTCAGGTGCATTAAAAGAGTTGAACAATGGCAGGAAAAACGTATAAGACCGGCATTATTATCACGGGTGATGCAAAAGGCGGAGTTACTGCTATTCGTGCGACTGACTCTGAGCTCTCCAAATTAAACAAATCCACAAAAAAACGCACCGGACAAATGAAGTCCGACTTTAAATCCCTTTCTAAATCTATCTTTTCCCTTAAAGGCGCATTTGCTGGTATTGGTATTGCTGCGCTTGTTGGTTCCATGAACGCTTTGTCTGATTCTGTAATGGCTTCTGTTAGCATTTTTGATGATTTAGGTAAGGCTGCCCGTCGTTTGGGCCTAGCTGCGAGTGAGCTACAGGAGTTTAGGATCGTTGCAGAGGCGGCAGGAGTTTCGGCAGGAACGTTTGATACTGCATTTCAGCGATTTGCAAGACGAATTGGACAAGCAAGACTAGGCACAGGGGAGCTTGTTAAAACATTAGGCAAATTAAATATTGATCTTAAAGATGGGGAAGGGAATTTAAAAACAAACGCCGATCTATTCACAGAGTTCGGGAATAAAATAGGCCAAGTTTCTGATAAAAACATTCAACTAGCAATGACGATGTCCGGGGTTGACACTCAGGGCGTAAAGCTAATTGAAATGTTCCGCATGAGCCAGGCCGAAACTGATAAATTAAAGCAAAAATCCAAAGAATTAGGGATTATATTTAACGATAGTATTATAAAGAAAGCTGAAGACGCGGCAACTAATATCGGATTATTGCAAACAGCACAAAAACAATTAGCAGCACAAAGCGATATCGCTATGATACCACTTGTGGAAGGATGGGAAGAGCTAAAAGTAAAAATGATTTTAGCTAGAAATGCTTTAGTAAATTTTTTGTTTACAGCAACCGAAACAAATGAATTTAAAGAAGCAAAAAAGAATGTTGATGGTTTAACCTTTGCATTTATTCGCGCTAAGAAAGCATTTAAAGCTGATCCCGGGGATAAACATCTTTCTGCTTTTGTGCAAGCGCGAACCGATCTAAATAATGCAAGGAAAGCATATGATGATTTAATGAACGGGATCAAAAGTACAACCGAACCAGTAAAGACTGAAATTGATGGGCTTGCTTCAAAGTTTGGCGATGATGGTTTGGCTGGTGGTGTTAAAAAAGCCGGTGATGAATTTAAAAAATTAAACTCAATTCTTGAAAAGTTTAATGATCGCGATATCCAGGATGATTTATTCGAGTTAAATTCCAGGTTAGATGATGAAATTATAAGTTTTGCTGAATACAGCCATACGATGAAAGCCTACGGGCAACACGCAGAAGAAGCCGCAACAGGGACGAAGAAATTCACAAAAGAAGTTGAGAACAATGCAGAGAAAGCAACCGAATTTGAGATCACATGGAGTAGAGCCATAGACAGACTGGATAACGGTTTCGCTGATATGTGGAAAGATTTTATCCGTGGGTCAGTGGACGCAACGGAGATGGTTAAAAATATTGCTTATGATTTCCTTGCTGAGATGATCCATGCATTTACGACTAAAAAAATAGTAGCCAGTTTTGGCGGTATATTCGGTGCATCAGGCAGCGCAACAGCCAGTCCGATAACATCGGGAATTGGTCAGGTTAATCCTACAAGCATGACAAACATGTTTAATGCTGGTTCAACATTCTTTGATAGTATGGCACTTTCGGGCGCGTCTGCGGCATTAGCATCTGCCCCAGCGATAGCGGCAACATCAAGCTTTGTTGGCACATCAGCAGCAATGACAGGGGCCGCTTATACAGGAGCAATAGGTGCGGGCACATCATTCGCAGCAGGTGCAGCAGCAACAGGTGCATCGGCAGGGCTTGGCGTGACAGCGGCGGGCCTTGGTTCAATGGCGATGGCAGCTATTCCCTATGTCGGCATAGCATTAGCTGTACTCGCAGCTATGGGTGCGTTTAGCGGCAATTCAGACGTTACGCCTGACATGACAATTGCCACAGGTTCAAGCAATCAGCCATCAACAATGAAATGGATGGCAGCCGGTGACGAGGGTTACGACGCATCATTTACTGCTCAATCGCGGTATGGCAATATTGATGTAATGACTCAACACGACTTGTTCGGCAGCGAGTCAGACG